GCTAAATTATGTGCTAATGTATAAACACCTGTGTTAGCATTACTACTAACTTGAATACCATTACCAGCAATAATGTTAGCAACGTTACTCTTTAAAGTATAAACTCCGTTAGCATCACTAGTAACAACAGTACCCTGTGTACCAACCACATTAGCAACGTTACTCTTTAAAGTATAAACTCCGTTAGCATCACTAGTAACAACAGTACCCTGTGTACCAACCACATTAGCAACGTTACTCTTTAAAGTATAAACTCCGTTAGCATCACTAGTAACAACAGTACCCTGTGTACCAACCACATTAGCAACCGTAGCACGAACTGTAGGATTACCAGTGGCACTACTTACAGTAATACCGTTACCAGCAGACAAACTAATAACGCCGCTGTTTTGAACAGTAATATTACCGGCCGTAGTAATTGGTCCACCAGTAATAGTAATTCCGGCACCTTGCGTTAAACCAACACTAGTAACAGTACCAGCAGTAGACCACGATAAGCCACCACTGCCGTTTGTTCTTAATACTTGCCCACTGTTACCACCGCTGATACTAACATTAGCGACATCAGCAAGCGTAGTCAAGCCACTGACTGAAAGAGAAGACAATGTACCGACAGAAGTAATATTAGGTTGACTTCCAGTTGTAACTGTAGCAGCACTGCCAGTTACGTTAGCGCCTAGAGTATGACTGAAATCCAATCTATTAGCGGCATTATTATACAACATAGTAGCGCCAGCACCGTTGATTGTAATACCACCACCATCTGCTTGTCCAGCAGTAGTAGCATTATTCGCCAACACAATGTTCTTATCATTAGTAGATAATGTAGTGGAATTTACTGTGGTTGTAGTTCCATTTACGGTCAAGTTACCTGTAATTACGGTGTTACCTGTAACAGCAAGTTCTCCACCTACCGTAGTATTTCCAGTAATGTTTGCTGTACCCTTTACATTAGCACCAGTGCTAGTAACAACGACAACGTTAGCAACGCCCGTAGAACTGATACCAACATTGCCATTCGCTAAGACAACAACGTTACTGTTTCCGTTTTGAATTTGAAAAGTATCAACAGTAGCCCAGGCTAGATTACCGCTACCGTCAGTTTTCAGCATCTGTCCATTTGAGCCACCAGTTACTTTAAGATTACCAACAGCGCCTAGTGATACATTAGCACCAGTGAAGGCGATATTACCGTTAGCAGTAACATTACCAGTAGAAATATTAGCAGTAACTAATCCTGTTCCAGTAACAACAACAACGTTAGCGTTACCTACAGCACTGATATTAACGTTAGCATTATTCTGTACACTAACATTACTATTACCGTTAGTGATACTACTTGTTGATACCGTCGCAAACGATAAATTGCCGCTTCCGTTTGTTTGTAAGAATTGTCCGTTACTACCGCCAGTGAGTTGTAAATTGCCTACTGCTAGATTAGCAATACCAGCACTTGTTAAATCTAAATTTCCGCCAACAGGTAATTCTGAGAATAATCCAGTATTACCGGTGACGTTTGCTATGAGTGGAAAATAATTTGCCATTTAATTTGTTCCTTATGATGTTGCTATAGCAACGTTCCCTGATCTACCTACTAGCGTAATTTTTCCACCAGTAATTGTGGCATTAGCACTGCCACTTCTTGTATAAATTGTAACTACGCCAGATGAGCCTCCACCGCCTCCAGTAGAGTTAATAGTAACAGCGCCTGTTCCACCTGCTCCCGTGGACGTAATAGTGATATTGTTACCTGCGATAATACTAGTTACAGGGCTAGTACTTCCGCCAACAATTTTATTAGTCCATTTACTAGTTACGCTATCGTATACTAATTGTTGACCGTTCACTAAAGGACTAGGAAAACTTACATCAGTTAAATTAGCTAGAGCATTTGCTCCACTTGGTGGTACTGTTACCGTAGTCCAACTTAATACACCACTTCCATTAGTCTGTAAATATTGACCACTAGTTCCGCCACTGATAGTTACGTTAGCTAAGCCAGCACTTAAACCATAAGCTAGATTAGCAACATTAGCATTAGTAGCGTTGGTCGCATTAGTAGCACTTACAGCAGTGTTTGCTGTATTTGCTGAATTAGCGTAATTACTAGTTAGTGAGCTATTAGAAGTATTACTAGAGTCAGCATATCCAGAGATATTAGCGTAATTACTATTAGCGATTCTAGTTGTCCATGATAGATTGCCAACACTATCAGTAGATAATACAGAACCATTTAGACCGCCAGTAATTTTTATATTCTGTGGTCCACCTAATGTTAAAATATAGTTAACATCGTCGTAGAATAGTACAGTTGTTCCATTCAAGAAACCATTTTTGTTGTATTGAACACTGCCATGATATCCTTTAGCTGGAATAGCATTACTAAATGCTCCGCTAGTATAGATATTAACTTGAAAATCAGTAGGTGTAAAGTTTATTATGTTGTTCTGTGGTTGAACAACCGCTGTTACTGGTTCAAGAGTAATTGTTGCTGAAACTTCAGACATTATTGGTATCTCACAATAAAGCCGATAGGCTCACGACTAATATCTGGCTGACCGCTAGTACCTGTTCTTGTAATAGTCATAGTAACAATAACAAGAATGCTATCAGTATCTGTTAAATCTGGAACTGGTGTTGCTACTGGTGAGCCGCTACCGTTAGTTAACTGTGCTGGTATGTAAATATATGCTAACCCATTAGCAGCATCACTATACGCAGCAGTTAAAAACTGTGAGTAAGTTCCATTGCCAGTAGACGGCTGTGCTGTGAGTTTAGTTAAATTACTAACTTTAGCAGTCTTGGTAGTTGGATATTCAATATCGCAACGATAAAACTGAGCAGACATAGATAGCGACCATCCGGCACAGTTGATAGCAATGCCGCCAGTTGTTTTAAATTCAATAGGCATAGTATAGGCTTCTCCTGTGTATATTTCAACACATTGTAGCTCTGTGCCTGCGATAGTAAGGGTTTTAGACCCGTTTAGTAATAAGGACATTGAATGTCTTCCTTTGTAATAATATTTATCATAGCCAAGATGGTGTGTCTGGCCACATGATATTGATTGGAAAATCTGGCTGATCTGTCAAATCCAAAAGTGCTCTACGATAATCTTTAAGTTCTTGCTTCTTGGCATCAGATAGAGTATCATACCAAATTGGGTTCATTCTATCTATTAATGAAAGTCCACGATCTCTAACTGTTCTAACTGTTCTTTCAGTTTTAATCATATCTATCTTCCATTCTTTAGAATCAAAGTCGAAATAATAAACGGTGTTTATTGATTGAGGTTTAGGCGGTATTTTAACAGGAGTAGTACCATCAATGTAATACTCATTTCCATTATAAGTTCCCTCAATCCATGCCTTGTCATTTAAAAAATCAGATAAGGTTTCTGATCTAACAGCAGTGCCGTTTGATAAAATCTTACCATTTGTTGAATCGTATATCGTAAAGTTCATTTTCTTAATCTCGTAACTCTTAGGGTAGAATAATCTACTTCTACTCCTGTAGGATAGTTAGTAGCAGATGTAGAAGTTCCTAATACGTGAGATAACTGAATACAAAATTCTCTTGTGCCAGATTGAGTGGCATATAGAGTTAACCCAGTAATCGAGCCGTAAAATAGATAAGAAGTTTCCCCGACAAAAGATCCAGTAGATAAGAAACCGCTATCATGAGCGGTATTCCATTCAACTTGCCAATTATTACTTCCATATGCTCTACTGGAAACAGATATGTATGTAACAACTGTAGATGCTGAACCATTACCTGTATACCATCCAACATATCCAGCAATAGAACAATCTATTGTAAAAGCATCTCCTACGTTAAGAGTTATTGGAGCAACTTGTGTACTAGTTAAAGTATATAAAGTACCTTGAGTTAAGGGAGGAGTATATATTGTCGGTGTTCTACTACCAGTATATGTAGTATCAGTAACCGCAGAGGCTGCGATGGCAAAACTATTCACACCACCAGTTAAATTTGTAGGCCCAGGCCATCTAAAACTAACAGCAGGGCTAGATTTACTTAATACGCCATCGCTACTTGCTTTGACACTAAAATAAACTGGACGCTGAACAATACCGCCGCTGGTATAGGTATTATAAACAGTAGTATCATAACCGACACTAAAAGTAGTAGGCGACAGTACAGTAATTGTAGGACGAGAACCATTCAGTTCATTCATACCATTAATTTGATACAAGAAGACAATATCACCTGTTGTTAATCCATGAGCAGCACTAGTAGTAATAATAGCAGAACTAGCATTAGTTATATTAGTAATATTAATACTATTAGGTTTAAGGTCAGTAACAGTAATCTTAGTAGATGCTCCTGGTGTGAAAGCATTACCTTTATCGCTGGTAGTAGTTTTATAAATTACATGATCATCTGTATTAGCAGTTGTTCCAGTATAGAACAACATATCAGTAACTAAACCGGAGGACGGAACAGTCGCAGTAACTTCAAGGGCATAAATGGTTCCGCTAGTAATAGTAGATAAAACAACTGCTGGACTCAGTGGAATATCAATCAATGTAGGGTCACCAATGCCAGTATTTCCCTCTGGAACGAAGTCACTGATATCGATATTTTCATATACCTGATGGTTGTATTCTAGCAAAGTCAAATTGACTGATAAGAATCCACTAGCATCCTTGCCCTCAGTTACTTGACTAACACGAAATACTTTGTCTACCCATTTAAATTTATCGCTATTAATACGAACAAGATCACCAGCTTCAATCTGTATACCACTATAGTCACAGTTTAAACTAACAACTAAGTCTTCACGATTTTGAATCAATTTTCTTGTTGCTAGATAGTTTGCCTGAACATAGTTATTAACCAATGGCATATTCATCTTCATTGGGTTTGTAGGTTCATTAGGATTTCTATCAGCAGTATCTAATTCAATTAGAATTTCAGCCTGATTACTAGTAGCATTAATATCATAGAAAGACATTTCTATCTTGTTATATGAACTGTTTAAATCAGTAGGATTAAAATCTATGTTGCCAATAATAACATCATCGTTTAAGTTGAATAATTGACTTAATGTTTTTGCTGTCTGACTTCCAGCAGCTTGATTATAGGCTTTGTTGATAACAACACCCCACTTGCCTAAGATTTCATTCCATTGAATCCAACTGTCGCAAGCGGTAGCAATATACTGTAAATTAGAGAAACAGTTTTGACTGACATCAATCATGCCGTTAATAGTATAACGTGGAGCAGTTTGCTGAGTGCCGCCTCCATGAGGAGTATACGTAATTAGTTCAGCACTATAAGCATTTAAATCACTAAATGTTTGCTGATTTAAATTTTCAACAGGGATTCCACAACCATAACGCTCATTGGTAAAGTAATCGTACAAGACATCGCCTGGACCAACAATACTATTAGTCATTTTCGCACTTACGCTGCCTAATCCAGTTAGACCTACTTCCTGATTGTAGATAACTTTAACTACGACGAAAGCAGTTTTAGTCATTAGGTCGCTAGAACCCCATTTAGCACTAGCAATAGCACTATCTGCTAACAGTGTTCTAGCATCTATGCTACTGTTAAGTGGATTAGCACTACCATTGCCGTAGGTATAGATATACATATACCCAGCAACTTTAGAATCTGATACGCCATAACTGTCAGTAAAGCTAGCAACTTTAGTAGGGTCACTGCCGTCAAAGTTAATTTTCTTATCGCCCCACATGAAAGAATCAAAAGTAATTGTTCCATTGTCAGGAACTTCACTATATGCTAATACATACCACATAGTTTTGTTATCGCTTGAAATCTTAGCATCGGTGATGACAGGTTTCATCCATGTTGTACCATAGAAAACATTAACGTAATTTTTAGTTGCGGGTGCTAACTGAATTTTGATACCAGCATTCGGTTGAGCAGCAGCAGGGGTAGATTGTTTCTTCTCTGGTGGGTCATATAGTAATTTACTAACACCCCACGCAGTAACTGCTTTTGTACCCCAGTCAATAGCGGAATCAACGAAACCACCTTCCTCGATAGTATCGTCTCCAAATAGTCCGTTAATTAGTGGTGTTAAAAAACTGCTCATCTTATGTTGCTACATCTTTGCCGAAATCAAACTGGACATTCTCTAGTCCAGCTACTCTGTCCATGCTAGTATCCCCAGCAGTATAGAATTGCCATGTTTTAGTATTTGTTTTTCTACCAGCGACTCTATTTTCGAGCGCTTTACTAAGAGCACTACATTGAATAGTAATAGTGTAACTGTCGTTCAACGCTTTCCAATCATTATCACGCTCTTCTTTAATATAATAGCTTGTGATAACTCCAGAATATCTTAGTGAAGTATTTACTAAATTGTAATTGCTGTTGTAGAATCCTCTACGAATTTCAATTTTACTTCCCTTTAATAATGGATAATAACCTATCGGAATAGGCAACCCACCATTAACTGGTATTTCGGAAGTTGCTGGACTACCTGCTACCATATAGATATAGTTAGGGTCTAGTCCACTAACAGAAATACTTGTGTCGTATTGAGTAGATAGAATACTACGCTGATATGTGCCTACGTTAACTAATCCGCCCATGTCGCCGTACACATCTCCATCAATAGTTTCAGACTTGTAACTACTACTGAAACGATATGTTCTCTCTATCTGAGTAGTACCATTAGTAAACGTAACAATCATTTTGATGAACTCAGCATCAATAAGTTTGTTAGTTTGAACAGCCGTAATTACGCTCATGCTTCACCTACTGACTCATACAAGTTAAATGGTTCTTCCCACTCAACAATAGCATTGTTAGTTATAGTACTACCACTCATTCGCTGAGCGCCTGGAGTAAGTCTATAAGTTGGCATATTAGGGCAGAATACTCTTATTTGACAATCTTTACCAACCTTAATTGCTCTACCAGTAACTGCTGACGTAATAATATTAGGACGATGAGTAGTAACAGTAACAGTAGTTCCAGTTCCTCTTAATATAGTGGTAGTAGAAGTAAATGGATGTGGTGAACCATATATTTGAATCATGTCTCCACTCTTAAACAATACTTGATCTGATGTCATAACTGGCAAATTTTGAAGAACAAGTTGATTGCCAGTAAATGAAGATACAGTTATTGTATTAATTTGTGTATCAGACATCTCTCCCTGATAGCGATATAACCAAGCAAAATTAGGATTACTTCCTAGAGTAATAACTTCGCTGTTATATCTATCAAGTAAGTCAAGAGCCTCTATAGTTGCTCGCATATCGATCCACGGTCTACCCGCTACATCAATATCAAATTTCCAAGGATTCTTTGTAGGCGTTAGCGCTACTTTTGGTATTTGTGATCTACTGTATTGAATGCCAACCATCTTTCGACGATTGATAGTCATTGATTTACCTAATTCAAAAATTGTTTGTAATGACATAATTTATTTACCCTAGATTATCTACTAGACGGCATTCCTTTTCTTGCTTGTTCAACGATACCAAATATCATTGTTTTATTTTCAGCTAGTAATTGCGCTACACTCTTAGCATCGAGAGCAGAAATGTTATTAGTTACGTTAGTGATAGACTGACCTCCGCCGCCTCCACTTAAAGCACCGTTAGGTATGATAGTTCCTGCTGAGTTAGGCATAAACAATTCTGGACCATTTTCACCTACAATGCTTGCTTTACCTAATGGTGGTTTTCCACCATCAGCAAACCATCCACCAAACATATCACCAATACTACTAGCAATGCTACCGATAGTGTCCATAAATCCGCCGCCGCTATCACCAGAACTACTATCGCCGCCAAATAAGCCGCCTACGCTGTCCATAATTCCGGTACCAAAGTTACCTATTGTATTGGCTACTCCGCTGATGGCTCCACCGATACCGCCACCGCTAACGGTGTCTCCGTATTCGTCTTTTTGATCTCCAAAACCAAACATGTCTTTGACACCACTCCATGCTTTGCTTAGTAATCCTTCACCGCCCATAGCGCCTTTAACAGCATTAGCAGCACCACCCATGTTCTTAGACACATCCATAACATACATAGGTTTACTAGCGCTAGTGCCACGATCACTCTTGCCGATACTTCCGAATAAGCTGCCTAATAATCCGCTAAGAATACCACCACTGCCGCCGCCTAAATCTCCGACGCCCATAGCACCTAATAGATTCATTGTTGCGGCTTTTAACTCAATCTTAACAAATTCTGCTATGATACTCTTAGCAAAATCTTTGAAAGAGAACTCACCCTTGTCAACAAAGTTATCAATAGCACTATTAATTACGCTAGCCATTGCTCTAAATTCATCAGCAGCTATCTTAGCAGCGTTTGTAGCATCGTCGATATACTGATTGAAAGCTTCTTTCCAACCAGCATTGAATGTTCGTGATGTTTCTAAATTTAAAATTTGCTGATCGGCAATATTTTTATATGATTTAGCAATTTTGTCTAAACCAACTCTTAATTCTTCTGCTCGTTCTGGGGTTAGACCATCGCCATTATCTTCAAATCCAGCAGCAAAAGCACGACCTGCTTCTAAGGCAGCTTTACGTGCTTCTTCGTTTATTTTAGCATATTCTACTTGAATAGCACGAGAACTATTTTGAATTCTAGCAAAAGTTTCTTTATCTGTTTTACTAGCATTATCAGATGGAGTTAACCCTTCTAGTGGATTACCGCCAACCATCTTAGCACTAAACTTAATATCAACCATCTTGTCGTTAGCGCTCCGTAATTGATCACCTAATAAAGCCTGACGCTCCATTTGCTTGGTAATTGCTTCAATAGCGTTAAGACGATCTTGCTCACGCGCCTTTAAGATGGTTTCTGTGTT